TGCCATTTTGGTCAAACAAGATATTTCCTTGTTGGTCTTGTAGATAAGCATTAGAAGATAATGTCTGAATATTTTCAGTCAAAGGTCTTAACCATCCATCTTTATATAAAGATATACGAACCCAATTTACATAGTCTGAAGGAAGTACATATCTTAAAGAATCTGCAACACTTAATTCCAATACTTTTATTTCCTTAAACGCATCATAGTTTAATTCTTGTACGGCTCTTTTTGCGTGAAACAAAACCTTATAACGTTCTTCATTATTGATTAAAGAGTGGTTTCCTGAGTACATAAGTAAATAATTATTCACTATATCTTCAAGACTCACATATTGATAGGAACCCCAATTTGCATCTTGAGGTTGATTCCCATTGTTGTCATAGTATTGATACTGAGATAAATACGCCATTTTTTTTTATTTTATTGTTGTGAAAGTTGTTGTTGAGCCATACCAAATTGTACTACTTCTGTTTCTCTAATTGACATACCACAATACTCAAGTATCTTTGTTACTAATTTATATCCATCTTCATTAGGTAGCTCAAAATCTTGATAATCAAGTTGTGATTGGTCAAATACAGGTTCTCCACTTACCAAAGTAATATATGTCCACTTTGGAGTTTTAGGAAATCTAAAATAAACTGCTTCAATTTGACCTACACCATTAATGGTATTAGGATACGCTTTAATAGTTTGACCTTCTAATGTATATGAAGGAAAAAGCAAAGACGGTTTTGCTAAGTTTGAAGCGTTTAACATAGTTATTTTTCCAACACTTACTTTTTCTAATTCTTTAACTGCGGTAGAATATATTCTATAATTCTCTCCTGAAGCAAGAAATATATTTTTACTTAATTTTATTGTACTTTCAGAAGTAATAGTCTCAACCAAAGCGACCTTTTTTGTGTTTAAGTTTACAACAACATAATCTACATCTATACCATCTGCAATAAATGTAGCTGTTGAATCAACTAATGAATTTAATAGTACCGATGTATTGTTTCCTGAAGCCACAAGGGTTGGATGACATAATAATTTCAGTATATAATACGCATCATTTCCAACAGTAGCAACGGTTGGAACAGAGAATCTGTTTCCTCCAATATTAGATAAAAAATCTGTAACTAAAAAAGTTTCTAATGTTTCTGCTATAGGAGATTCAATATCTGCATAATCAGTTCCTGAGCCACGTGCATTCTCAGCATTTATAGTTTTATTATAACTGCTATAATATTCTTCATAAATCTCCATCTGTGCATTTGCAGCAAACAAATTGAAGTCTGATGGAGAGATATACCCATAGTTGTTTTTATTCAATATGGACAATACTGCGTTTCTAACTTCGTTTATCATTTTTAAATCTTTTTACAAATATACATAAAAAAAAAGCACAGAAATAAATCTGTGCTAATTTCCAATCGGGAAATGCCCAATCCAATTTATTGACCAAGAATTGCTTCTAACATCTTTAATCCATCTATGCCTTCATCACTTTGAAGGAAATGACCAGCTACTTCAAAAGGGTCCTCTCCAAAAGGTATAGACAACATTTTCTTTCTATTAGTAGAAGTGTTATACCAAATCTCTCTGTCGTTGTTTCTCAACGCCAATAATTTATTCTCAAAGAACAATCTTACTTTTGCTTGGAATTGCAATTCAGGATCGCCTAATATATTTAAAAATTCAACTGGTTCTGTTTTTGCGTAAACTAAAATATCTCTTTTTAATATTTCAGTTGGAATGATTGAAGGATCTTTACCAAACATAACTCTTGTAAGCATTTCTATTTGGTCTAATGAAAGCTCTCTTGCTGCAATTAAAGCATCAATCTCTGCATTCATATAGTTAAGTTCTTCTCCTGCATCTTTTTTCTCATCAACCTCTACGAATACAATTCCGTTTAAAGGATGATAACTTAAAAATTCTTGTAGTACAGGGTTTGTTCTTGGTACACTTAAAAATCCATCTTCAAAGATAATTGGCTCTAAAATAGAGTTTCCATCTTGTTCATCTTCAAATGGAGATTTTTGATTTATAGCATACCTTAAAGCTCTATTTTGTTTTGTGTTTTCATCAAACCACATTAAAGGGAATCTTTGGTGGTTTCTTGATGCTAGGACATATTCTAACGGATTTCCGTTTAATAATTTGTAGACTTTATTCGCTGTTGTTTGCTTTGTCATTTTTATAAATATTTAATTTGATTTAATTAATTGTTCTTAAAAAATATACAGAGGGACATTATGTCCCCCTGTAATATTTAAACTATATATTAACCGAAACGGAATAATACGAAGTTGTTAGCACCTAAAGTACATACACATCTTTCAGACAAGAAGTTTACCTCCATTGCATCTAAGTCAGATGTTTGAGCTCCACCAGCAGAACCTGTAATCCAAGTTTTGTAACGTCTGTCCTCAGTTTCAGAAGCTCTATATCTTACGTGTAAGAATGGTCTCTTAGCGTTTTTACCTAAGATTTGGTCATATACTGAAGTAGAACCAGCAGGAACTAAAAGACCTGTGATTGTACCTGTAGCCGTAGCAGCAGTATTACTTAAACCACCTCTCATTGTAGGATCATTTAAGTATTTCCAATCAGATTTGTAGAAATCGTAACCTCTACGGAATCCTGTGAATCCTAAGTTCAAAGCCATATCAATATCATTATCGAATAAACCGAATGATGCAGACTGAGCAACACCACCTGAAGTATATCCGTTTAATGTAGCTAACATATTGTCAATATCGAAAGATAATCCACGATTAACAAATAAAGCATTTTCTTCAATAGCTCCTTGTTTGTCCAAACGAGAAACGATTGTATCCCAATCAGATAAAGTAGTTGGTGTACCACCACCCCAAACGTTTCCTCTGTTGTTAACAACATAGAAGATACCTTCAGAACCACCTTGACCAGCACCACCTAATACAGTAGATGCACCTGAACCTGTTTCAGCAGGAACAGCCTCAATCATAGCAGTTTCTAAGTAGTCTTCGAAACGTAAACGAGTTTCGTGCTCAGATTTCAAATACCATAAGTATCCAGTAGCTCCATTTTCAGTAGTTACTTCAACCCATCCGATTTGAGCCATGTCAGAACCATTTACTGAATATTTATCTTTAATGATAATTGGTTTGTTTGAGAAGATTGTATCTTCTGATTCTAAAGAACCAACCATTCCAGTAGTTCCTTTTTTGAACTCAGAACCATAAATAAATACAGTACATTGTTGAGCAATAGGGAAAGCTTGACCAGCAGCCTCATAGAAAGCAGCAGTAAAAGTAGTTGCAGAAGGAACATTGGTAACGATTGCTTTGTTGAAAACACCTGTTGCGTTGTTTTGAATCATTACAGTTTGACCAACTCTAATTGCGATGTAAGTAACACCTGCGTCAGCTACAGTGAAAGTTGCTGAAGCAGAACCAGCAGCAGCTCCTGAAGCTACATTTGTATACTTAATGTGAAGACGACCTTGTTCTGCCCATTTGATTTGGTCAGAGTTAGAAGGCATCTCAGCGCCTACCATTCTTAAGAATGATGCGATAGTTCTATTACCGTATCTTTCAAATTCTTTTTCGTAAGTATCAGGAAGATACTGATTCAAGAAGTTGAAGTTGGTAATGTAGTTTGTTTGTAAAGCTACTTGCTCAGCAGATGGCTGTAAAGCAAAAGTAGGATTAGATAATAATGTACCTGCCATTTTTTTTAATTTTTAAGTTTTACATTTTTTTAATACTTCGGATTTTAAGACTCCTGCCCGAATCAGGGTTAACTGCTTTCACTTGAATACCATCAATTGGTTTTGTTACCTCAGGAGCTCTACGTTCAGACATTTGAATGTTTTTAATGTTTCTCATAGTTCCATCAACAGCATCTGATTTACCTTGCTCATAAAAGAACTTAGCAAATCTCTCAGGATTCATAGCGACAGCTAAAGATTTGTGATAGCCTACAGCGTCTTTAATTAAACCTTGATCATCTAAAAACTTATTAATAAAGTTTGCAGGAGTAGATTGTAATTTTTTCAGCTCATTTCGGTCTCCAGGATTAAAAGTAACTTTTTTGTCATCAATTGCAAATTCAAAACCTTTGAACTCATCACTGAAAACTTCGTCTGTCTTTTGGTCAAACCAGTTTCTTTTTCTCTCGTTTTCCTCTTCTATCGTCTTAGCTTGCTTAGTATATTGCTTA